TGATCCCTCATATAAACTACATCAAGAATTAGATGCTTGGGTAACTGCTATAGGTGATTCAAGTATTATTAATATTCAAGCAACTCCAAATGATGCTACATCTAAATCTGGTGCTTCTGGAGTTGCTTGGGTTTTGCAAACTCGTGATGGGGATACTGGATCTGATTGGGGAATACTGTTTCATCCAAGAAGAGCGGATTCTAATCCTTCTTATTATACAGATCAATGGCCTAATTTAGGTGGTACTGGGCACAATTATTATGGAAGAACATCTGGAAGTTCAAATAATGGTTATGGATCATTCTCAGTATTTGGATATGCTGCATTAAGTGCTGAAACACTTGGATCTGCCGCAAACTTTTTTACTGCATATGATGCAACTGGAGATACTCCTTGGTTTTTATATTCTTATGAAAATTCTGCTAAAACTGATAGAAGAATATATGGAATGTTTAGATTAAATACTGATGATTTAACTCCAAATTCGTATTATCCACCATCTGGTATTTCAAAATGGATATATTTCTATGCTGATAATAGTGGTGCAATTTCATATTATTGGTCTCCAATAAAAAATCTAGGACTTCCTTTTAAAGGATTATATCTATCAGGATATTTGAATTTTGTGTCAAAAGGTCCTGTAAATAATGCAAATACTGCTGGATTTTTCTTTAGAACATTACCTCAATATGGAGATGTTCATTATATTGGTAAGATAACTCAAGATCTTTTAGTTTCAAATTCATCTACTGGTGTTTGGGGAGATTCAATTAATATTGAATCTTCAGATTATATTTGCTTAGGTAATTATACTGTTTCTGGTGTAGTTTCACAATTATGGATTAAAGTAAATTGAAAAATTCATCTATATAAATTAAAATACAAACTAAGGATAGCAAAATGGCAATCGCAACTACAACTTGGACCACCGCTGCAGATGCAAACTGGATCACTAGCACCGGATGGGTTTCATCTGATCCCTCATATAAACTACATCAAGAATTAGATGCTTGGGTAACTGCTATAGGTGATTCAAGTATTATTAATATTCAAGCAACTCCAAATGATGCTACATCTAAATCTGGTGCTTCTGGAGTTGCTTGGGTTTTGCAAACTCGTGATGGGGATACTGGATCTGATTGGGGAATACTGTTTCATCCAAGAAGAGCGGATTCTACTAGTGGTACTACATCTCAATCAACCCCTTTAAGACCTTCAGGACTCAGTTATTATGGGAGAACTCCTGGAAGTGAAATTAATGGGTATGGTTCATATTCATATACTCCGGGTGGTGGAGAAGGAACTGGCGCAGAAGAATTTGGTACAAATGGTTCAGAATCTTTTGTCGCATATGAAGCATCTGGCAATCTTCCATGGTTCATTTATGCTTTTAGTAGTCCAAATGGAAATATTGTTCGTGGAATTTTTAGACTTGATACGGATGATTTAGAATCAGGATCTTATTATCCGTCTTCTGGAATTTCGAAGTGGATTAGTATTTCTCTTGGTTCTAACTATGCTAATTTTAAAGTTCCCATTAAAGATGTTGGAATTCCTCAAAAAGGATTATTTTTAAGTGGAACACGTAGTTTAGATTATCCATCGCCGTTTGATGGTGCAAATACTTCTGGATATTTCTTTAGACCATATTCTCAATATGGTGATGTTCATTATTTGGGAAAAATCTCACAAAGTCTTCTGATATCTAATAGTTATACTGGTGTTTGGGGTGATACTGTAGAACTTAATGGTATAACTTATACTTGCTTGTCAAACTATAATACCAATAGACCTATTGATCTTTGGATTAGGACATCTAACTGATGGCATATTTGGGAATAGGAACTATTTCAGTTGGTTCTACAGAAACTGGATTTACTCAAACTGTTGCAATAGGAGCAACGATGATGATGGTTTCTGTAGGATCTACAGAAACCGGATTCACTCAAACTGTTTCTGCAATAGGAGCAACGATGATGATGGTTTCCGTAGGATCTACAGAAACCGGATTCACTCAAACTATAGGTATTGTTGGTCTGAATACTAATGCTTCAATTTCAATTGCCAATTCTACTACTGCCTATTCTGCACCATTTATATTGAATAGTGGAGTTACTGAAACTATACAAATCAGTGGAATATTGTCTACTGTATCTTATGGATCAACCGAAATTGATCGTAGCACCATGCTTCCAATTTGGAAAAATAGTATTTTTGTTGGAGTAGGAACTACTGGAGGTGGAGTGGTAGTGAGACCAAGTGTTGGACAAGTATTCCCAAGAGGTTTATAAAATTCTCTAATTTATTGCATACTGCATTAAAATGTGGTATAATATTAACCATAAAAATTTTGCCGAAATATGAATTTTACCGTATATACCAAAGATAATTGCCCATACTGCTATAAGATTAAACAAGTTTTGGAGTTGACAGGAAGTAACTTTGTGGTTTATAATCTAAATGAAGACTTCACCAGAGAAGAATTTTATTCTGAATTTGGTGAAGGATCAACATTTCCTCAAGTGCTTTGTGATGATAAGAAACTAGGTGGTTGTACAGATACTATTGAATATCTTAAAGAACAAAAAATTGTCTAATACAAACCTAAATAATAATGACCACAGAAATCGTGGTGTTGAAGTTTTACTCCATGGAGGAAAAAGAAAGCAAATTCAACCATTTCATATTATTTTTGAAAAGATATTTTGCTTTCTAAATCGGGAAGTAACTATCTATTTTGAATTTTCCTTAAAGTCTAGGAACAAGAAAAAGTAATTTCCCGGAGAAAAGAAATGTTAGCAGTTAGTTTAGTTCTCGGTTCTTTTTTAATTGTAATGTTTCTCATAGTCGGACTTATTGGTGGTTGGGTTGCGAGAGAATATATGATGAATTATCAAGATAGACCAAAACTTCATCCAGAATTTTTTGATGATAATGGAAATGTTATTCCTGATGAGGTTCTTGCAATAAGTTTCAATCCAGACTTTTTTGATGATGAAGAACTTGATGATGAAGAAGACTAAATATTTTTAAATTAATATAAACTTTGATTTTTATGAGTATGACAGTAACAAAAAAAACTACTACTAAACCAAAAACAAATCAGTTGAAAGTAGTAAATTCTGAAAATTTAGAATTACCAAAAAATCCTTTTATTTTTGAAGTACTAAATTTTGTTTCTAAGCAAAGAACAAATTCTAAGAAAGTAGAAATTTTAAAGAAATACGAAGATAGTTCTTTAAAGGCAATTTTTATTTGGAATTTTGATGAAACCATAGTATCATTGCTTCCTCCAGGGGAAGTTCCATATTCTAGTGTTGGTGAGCAAAATTCTTTCAGTGGAACTCTTTCTGAAAAAATTGATGATGCTGTAGTAAAAATGCAAGAAATTGGAAGTAATTCACTTGGATCTCAGGATCAAGGAAGATCTACAATTCGTAAAGAATATACAAAATTATATAATTTTGTAAAGGGAGGAAATGATTCATTGAGTTCTCTTCGTAGAGAAACGATGTTCATTAATATTTTAGAAGGTCTTCATCCTTTGGAAGCAGAAATTTTGTGTCTTTGTAAGGATAAGAAACTTCAAACTAAGTATAAAATTACCAAGGAAATTATTTCTGAAGCATATCCCGACATTCAATGGGGGGGTCGTTCGTGAGCACAGTTAGTAGTGTAAAAGAGGAAACACTCAAAATGGAATGGACACCAGAAGAAAAAAAAGATATTCCTCCCAAATATGGATGTGAAATTTTACTAGAAAATGCTACAAATGAAACTATAAAGGATCCATCTTTTCCTACTGATGCTTATATTGTAGTTTACGAAGTTGATGGAAATAGATGCATGGATCTTTGTAGAGGAACAAGAGTTCGCATCTTTGATTTGTATTATGATAAATTTGGCCCTAACGCCGTGAAAAAAATTGATTGGGGATACGGTAGAGTTAATCCAAGACTTTGGGGATATAAATCTTCACCCTCCAAAACTAAAAAGCGAAAGTGATTTCCCTGAGGGGGCAAAAAATTTCCCCCAAAAATTTCTCACGCGATAGTTTTTTAAAAAGGTAGCAGCATGATACAGTTTTGGTATCAGTTGCTACTTTTTTGATTTTATGCTAATATATACAGTACGTTGATCGCACACGCGACGGAAGTACCATTTGGGAAGCAACGCACCA